CTTGACCCGGTTGCGGTTGAGAGGCCAACATCACATTGGATTGCTGAACTTTCATTCTGACAAGGTTTTCAATTTGCGGAGAGATCATGATTAACTCCTTATGCACTACTTCCTGAAGTCTGACTATCTATCTGCGCCACTACTCCGTTTGTCTGGAATAATGCCGCCTGAATTATGCTCTCCAAAGAGGAAACAAGAGCTTTAGCAGCCTCAAGCTGTATCCTATTCCCCTCTTCAGCTTGTGCAATAAGGCTCTTCACTCTGTCAGTAGATGTTTCAGTCAGGATTTCCCATTGTTTCAAAAGCAATTCCTGGAAAGAAATAGACAGTTTACCATTGATTTCAGAGAGTTGATAACCGGCTATGACTGCCGAGAGTTGAGCTTTAAATACTTCTACTCTTTCATCGACCTCCACCTTAAAAGTATCCACAATCAACTTTTTCAAGTTCAGGAAGAGACTACCGAAGCCTTGAGCAAAAGAGGCATGTAACCCTTCTATACTCATATTGCTTTGTATTGCCAGTTGGATATTCTTTTGAGCCAAGTCGGACATGAGAGCCGTGATCTGCCAGCTTCGATTCTCGTAATTCTGTTGGAACTCGACAATAGCCGCATCAGAAGCTCTCCGTGAAGTCGGATAAGCAAAACCTCTCTTCGCATCTCTTGAAGCTATGGCATCGAGCGCATCAGAGAGAGCAAGTAAATCTCTCTGCCGTCCATTCTGGTATATGGCGTTTTGGGTAGTCGAATCAATCCCAACCCCACCAGAAGTCAGCAGATTTCCAGCCGCATCCACCCCGGCCAGAGTCTTAGAGTTGATCCACCCGGTTAAAGTCGCTTCCATTTGATCGAGAATAGGAGCGATATAAACATGCCCTTTATAGGCGTCCATTTCAGACAGAGGATTTCCAAAGTCAGCATCAAGAATTGCAGGGGTTAAAACCGGTAACTGATCTAAAGGAATCGGCGCAGGAGCCGAAGGAGCAAACGCAGTAGGAGGATTGTAAGTTACATAAGTAGTGCGACCGTCAACAAAGTTCTGTAAGTTGCTTATTGAGTCGTCAATTCTACTTAAAAAATCATTAACAAGATTTTCAGATTCAGTGAGGATTGTTTGGGGATCAATAGTTGCTGCCATATCATTCCTCTCTTATACCGTAAGGAAATAGTTTGTTAAGAGCCTCTTGACGTTCAGCACATCCGCATGGTTGACCTGTAATCTTTGTGTATATCTCTGCTAGTTTGTCAAGGCCAGTGGCATGTGTGATTTTAAACACCGTGTCTCCTAAACCACGGGATTGAGAAGGGACACCATTATCACCACAGCAGCCCCTTCCCTTATTCTCAGGCGACGGCACCTGTTCATTTTTTATTTCAGAAGCCGGATAGAATATTTCTTGTCCGTTATATTTAGCAGCAAATGCCATAACAGCGTCTTTATATTCCATTTCAGGAAATTCAGATTTTGCAACCATCATCATCCCTACCTTAGCCGCAAATACCATAGCTGTCAACAACTGAACTCCTTGAGCGGTAGAAGCTGCACACATTTCTTCATAACTGAACTTGTCATTCAGCCCTAACCATACATTTAACCGTTGTGCATTATTTATCAGCATTGAAACCTCATATAAGAGAAATTGGATAATACGCAACCAACTTTTTCAAATCAATATGGTGTGGTTTAAGTGCATCAGACAGTAAACTATCATCTTTTTGGCCGTTTATAAAATTCACCAGTTTTATATCCTTCCCCAAGGAGAGCAACCAACTATAGCAATCACCAAGTTTGGGGTGTCTCGCAAAATCGCCTATTGGCACAGGTTCAGTTGATATTCCAAACCCAAAATTATCCTTTAATATAGGTGTCCCGCTCTTGCATCCATAGAATTTATTGACCGCTACTTGTTGCCACATCATGTCAGGTGTCCAGTCTCTAGCCCACTCAGGATAGAACATATCAGGCCCACCGTCAAGGGCCGTGAGAGAATCAACAGCCGCATTAGGACAAGAATCATAATCGTTATAAAAACCGTATTTTTGTATATCCAAGTCAAACTGCAAAGCATCCAAGTCAGGAGTAGGAGCGAGAAACATTTTCCACACTCCTGAACCGCCTGAATTTTCACTATATGACCCTAATGTTTCTTCAAGTCCATTTCTTAACAAAATATAAGTGTGATCTTTTGTGAGTGACAGATTGCTTACTATCACTTTTGCATAACTGTTGTTGAAATGCAGTGAAGAAACACAACCGGATTCTGACCCTGAAAATGATAATTTAGTCACTGTCTTTTTATATAAACATACTTCCTCTGCACTATTAACATAGTGGAAAATACAACTTGTCTGTTTTATTGATTCTGATATAGAACCTGTTACATCCCTGGAAAGTGGAGTAGTGTTAGAGCCTCCAATGAATGTAAAATTTCTAATAGTATTTAAAATAGGTATGGTGAAAGGTCCAAATGTGGCAGTTGCATTACTATTAAGAGTATGTTTGACTGTCTGTGTCCCTTCTGATGAAGCTGCACATGGAATGCTACCATACATACCGTTTACACACGGCTTTGTGCATAAAACTTTACTAGAATTGCCTGTAGAATTATAACAATTACTCATGGACACACCCATGTATAAGTCACTGTTCCTATGCTGTACTGTGCGCCATATTCATTTACATTCTGAATACAATAGTATTCCCCTGGCATTCCACAGGGATCACCTTCACCACCAAAAACAAGAGCGCATCCGCCTCCTATGACATCCGTTCCAATTGACACAAAATTAAAAGGGGGGTTACATCCTGAATGGGCCACAGGAAGTCCACCGCCAATTATATCTCTTACATAACTGCCTGACCGGGTGAATTCTTGTGTTTTTGTCCCTCCGCATGGAGAATAAACAGGGTCCAAAGCAGCACTATATGAGGGTAAACCGTGAGCCATATAATAAGCATTATCTGTGGTGTCAGTAAGTGAAGTGCAACCGCATGGCGGAGCGGCACCTGTATCATATGTTACCCATTCCAGATTGCAAGATGTCATTACCCATGAACCAGCCTTAGCCACCGTTGTAATATCTCTACTACCTGTAGCATCCACCCCCGGACCAGTTATAGTTGCCGAAACATTCATTACCACAGCATTTGGACAACATGCCGAGGTAGGGTCTAACTTAGCACAACTGGTATTTCCTATTTGAGTGGCACCCGTAAACGAATATGTAAACGGGCCGCAAGCAACACCAGGAGGGAAACTTGCAGGTGAGCCATCCAGGTTTGCCAGTCCCGCACATACTGTTACGTTACCGTCATAAGTTAATGTAACAATGTATTTTTTACCATCGTCATAGATAGCGTAATCAGCAAAACTCTTACTCGCACTTGATTTATATTCGCTTTTAGCTGTCAAAGAAGCAATAACACTTAGGTTGACAATATCCCCATTTGCTTTTAATTCAAAGCATGAATCCTGTGATATTTTGTCGCTATTATACTCTAAACTAGAGTAACCAGTCTGCCCTGAAGAGGTAAGATATAAATATTTATTTGTTGCAGGGACATAATTGGCTGTCTGAACACCAGTAACCGAACCATTGTCAGCTTTTTGGAAAGTCAGGATACGAGTGCCTTCTGAATTAATTGCTTTTTTACCTGTACTATCGAAATACCATGCTGGACTAGCCACCCATCCGATAATTGGTATATCCACCCATTTACTTCCCTGAAGGATTGAAACGCCGGATGGAGTACAGCAAATAACCTCTCCTTCAAGTTCCGCAGCACCGTTCACAACCTCATTTTTGCCGTCTTGACCTTTTCTTGTATATGTGAGAAATATTCCAGATTTGTAAAGGCAAATACCTTGCCCGTCAGTAGCAAAGTCCGCACCGTTAATAGCCCCTTGTTGATCTAACATGAAGTGACGAGTGGGAATGCCTTTGTAGGAAATTACACTCAAGTTACTTTTGTCGTTGTTATGCCAGTAAATATTGCCATAATTCCCTTCACTACCAAGAAAACCACCGCTTTTTACTGAATCCTCACCAGAGAAGAGAAATGAGGCGTTATCGGAATCGACCAGAGGATAATCAAAGTTACTTGTTAACTCTACAAAATTACCGTCTTTATCGGTATGCCAGCCGCCAACTATTGCAATTACAGAAATAGCCTCTTGGCCGGGAAGAGCCGCAGGGATAACATATAATGTTGCTTGATCTTTTGACCGAGGATGACAAATAATACCTGTCAGACCACCGCCCCATATTCTGATAATATCGCAGACATCAGAAGAAATAACTTGAGCCATAACGCCTTTTGGCAAATAATAAGTCTGTTTCAGTATGGCACCAGGCTTTCTCATGACAGACATCATATGGAGTCGATGTTTGCACAATCCGATCCATTCCGTACCTTTAGAAGTCAATAATTCAAGTTTAAGAGGCATTTTTATCTCAAGGGAAAACTTGTCCTGATCCGCTCACATTGCCAGTCATATTCCTGGAAGCAAGCCAACTTTCCCAGCGCCAAATTACAAACACAGTTGAGCTACCCGGTTCACTATAATTTTCAAGAAAACCCGCACCTGTCCATGCAGCCATAATTTACCCCTGCCTGACAGCATAGCGCCATGTCGTCGCAGCTGACCAAATGTTATAAGTATTACCGCCATAGACTACTGTATCTAATGGACTTCCACTATTATATGTAGTCAACCATATGTCTGAGAAACTTGAGAAATCACCCCCAAGATGACCGTTTGTAGCCTTGCACGCGCCGAACGGTAAAAAAACATGGCCTAATGTAACTTTATTTGAATTAGATATTACCGAAGTCGTGGGGGGAGTTTCAGCTGACCCCCCCAATGGAAAAACTATTGTCATTAATGATCCGTTTCCTGTTATATCGGCACCAGTCGCATTCAGAGAGCGTGGTTCATATATCACAGAATAAGCACCCCAATATACAAATGGTGGATACCCGTTAGCCACTGTGTCCCAAGGAGAGAGCCTTGATCGTTCAAGTATCCCAGACGGATTTGACGATGAGCTATTGCCATAAACACCGCCTTGAAGAGAATATATAAAGCAATGACGTACATTTGCACTTATATATAATGTTCCGCCAGATGCAATTAAGGTCCGTTGTGAATAAGTAGTATTATCTGAATTGTACGCTAGGTTTGTCCCTGCATGAGTGCCACTATTCCATGTTTCATATACCTTTTGTAAAATATAACCAGCAGTATTTGTATCAATAACAAGATATTTATACTGGCTTGCATTATCTGCCACAGGTGCTCTAAGACATTGAGCATTAGTTCCGGCTGAAGCATCATAGACAGTCCATCCGGCAACAGTGACACTAGCATCTATGCTTGTTGTTCCTTGGACACAGTTAGCTGATAAAGTGCCTTTATCCGTTGTTCCTGTCAGTAACAAAACTACATCAGCCAAGATATTTGCCGCCGTAGAGCTTGCAGCATATGTGTATGTTGCATACATATTAAGACTCCTTATTAAGTTTCAATCGGTAAATAGCTTATTGTTACATTGATAGCCTTTGCCGATGCTGTCAGATTATCCACAGTGTAATAAATATTACTCGATGCAGGATTATCGTCATTATTCCCAATCGCCGCAGGAGAAAGAAACCAAGTCGCCGGAAAAGAGCCAACCGCAGCAGTGGAAAGGACTAAATCCATTATCACGCCATGCTGAGTCCCTGGAGTGGGAGGAATTGTTGTCATCCGAGTTAAATCAGCGTTTCTAGCAGCAGCAGTTGAATAAAGTCTTACCCGACAGGGCTGATCTATTAAAACAGTTAGCACATTGATACTCTTAGCCATGATAATAAAACCAGTGGCCTGACCTAACGAGGCAATAGTATTGCTAAATATGATGGTTTTTCTGGCAGCAATAACTATCGGATTGAGAGAGTTAAACATTAAAAGGCTCCCCCGAAAGCTGTTACTTGTAAAGCCGTTGTGGATGAAGTTGTTGTTACCGTAGTCGAGGCATAGAGAGAATACCCCGTAGGGATCACCAAATTACTATATGTTTTCTCCGTAGAGAAGGCCGCAGCCGTGGTTGAAGGTGTGACCGCAGTAACAAGTATTTCATCTATCACCCAGGCCGTTGTACCATCCAAGAGCCAGATTAAGACCGTTTGAGCCACAGTCGGAGCAGTTATTGACGATGAGCAAGCCTGGACACGGATTCTGTCAATTTTGCATCCATTCGTCTGAGAGGCTAAGAGTTGGAAGATATTTGCACCCGCAAGACTGGCTGAAGCCGTGGGTGCTCTTGTGGAACAAGCCGTTACACCAGCCAAAGTTACACTAGGGGCCAATGGAGTTAAAGGAAATATTGGTGAAGTATTTGAGGACATTTAGAAACCTCCAAAATTCTGTTGTAATAAAATATTTGACGCAGCAGAAGGGATAGATGGTTTATTTGCGATTGAAGTTCCACCGCTTGAGGCGTTCCAGTCGATATATTGGCCTGAAAGCCCCGCTGCATTTCCTGTGCAGGAACCAGATGAACCGCTTACACTCGTTTGATCGCCTGTATTTGTCCCTGAAACAGTAGCGTCCGAACTTGCTGTTAAATTGCCCGTGAGAGTAAGAGCTTTACCATTGGCAAGAGATATAGAGGCATTCCCAAGGGTTGTACTATCAGTCAATGTAAGTGTTTTCCCGCCAGTCGGAGAAAATCCCGTCACCGTGGCTGAATTCCCGGTACACGATGCTGATGAACCCGTACAAGAACCAGAGGAACCCGAACAGTTACCTGTGACATTCCCGGTTAATGGCCCTGAAAAACCAGCCGAGGTTACGGTGAACGCGCCTGTGTTAATATTAGCCGTTGCCCCGATATAAGGGATAAAGTTACTTGCGTCCACCGTATTTGTCGGCAGAGTCAAGTGTGAATCAGCCGTATCACCAACGTATAGGTTACAGGTTGCAGAAGACGTTGTAATAGCCCAAATTCGGCACACAATCCGGCTTGCCGTCGAAGCCAATGTATAGGTGTTTATCGTAACGAAAAATAAACGATATTCCGCCTCTGAAGTTGTAGTATTAGTAGAGTGCTCAGTCGTTCCGATTAAAGCAATATCAACCCCGGCAGAATCTGTTTCCCATATTTCAGCATAAACAGTGAAGTTGCCTCCAGCCCTTGACGCATGGATATGGAACTCAAATTGACCCGCAGGAATAAAGGCCAACCCAGGGAATCCAGGATCAGTGATAAAGTTCTGGATGACATGAGTCCCGTTTGCCGGAGTATATGTTTCTGTAGTTTCAGGAGTATAAGGAGTTGTAATTTGTTTTTTATACGTCGCAACCGCCGAGGCAGTGTCCTGAAAGTAATACGTTAAAGTTGATTGCATCGGTATAGTTTGCCATGAAGGAGCCGCCGAGATTGACCCGTTACCAGTTTGTGAAAGAAACTTTTGAAAAGTGGTTGTGTTTCCAGCCAGCCGTTGACGACCTGATCCATCCTGATAAAGCGTATCACCAAGAGTAGTAAGTGGAAGTGTATTTTCTTTACCAGATAAATCCTGATCTCCAGTATTTGACCCGGAAAGAGTCAAACCGCTATCTTTGATTAATTTACCGGTTGTGCCGTCGAAAAATACCACATGATTGTCAACCGCTGAAGCAGGGCCAACCACATCTCCAGCACCGCTACTTGATCCATTCGCCGCAGCCGTCACCCGTCCTTTTGCATCAACAGTGATATTCGCATTGGTATAGCTACCAGTAGGGGGTGAACCGAGCGCCGCTAAAGTAGGGTTTGGATAATTCCCGGTTAAATCTCCACCGGCAGAGCCATTCGGAGGGAGAGTGGTAGGGACTTCCGCAGGAGTAATATAATCCACCCCGGCAGTCGCCTGATTAACATGGGAACCGTCGCCTTTCAAAAGACCAGTGATATTTGTAGAGGTCGAAGTCGATACCAGATTAGGACCAGGAGCACCATCAGCACCCGGAGCACCGTTTGTTCCATTCGTACCATTAGTCCCATTAGTGCCATTTGTCCCGTTAGTGCCTGGAGTGCCAGGAGCACCAGGAGCACCATCAGCACCTTTAGCACCCGGAGAATTGCCAACAAAGACAATAATTGGCTGTTCTGGAGCAGGGACCGCAACAATAACGGCTGCATTAGGTTGTGGAATAACCACAATCTCGTTTTCTGCTATCGTTTCAACTATTGTGGTTTCTTCAAAATCGCTCAATGGGTAGCACTCGGATCAATAGAGACTTTACCTTCTAACATTCTTGTGACCAGCCCTGACTGAGTTACGTTCAAATCCCATACATACTGACTTGCCTGTGAACAAACATCTTTCCCGGCAGGAATCGCCGCCGTTTGAGTATGAGTTAGAGAAAGAGCTATGGAACCATCAGTAGGAGTGCCGGAGAAAGCAACCGTTATTGTGGCAACAGGGCTTACGTCACTGTACTGTTGACGGATCATGGAAGCACCTGTAGCCGCCGTTAAGTCCATAGCCTTGACTACCATAATACTTTGTCCCGAAAGCGACGGAGAAGCCGTCTCCGTGGTCATTGTATCGCCAGAACAGGTTATCACCGTGGCCGTGACATTCGTAATCAAGTGAGAGCCGTTATTAACCTTATTTGCGAATCCTGAACAGACCAGATAGTTACCGATTGCAAGGCCATCAGTCAGAAAAGAGCCACCATCATTACGAGTGAAAGTTTTTACTACTCCATCAACAACTATCGTATAAGGAGAAGAAGGGAGAAGAGTCGGACCTATCGCGCTATTGCCAAAGTAGAATGTCTGCCCCCAATTCGCGCCCTGATCTATTATGAAATCATACTTTCCCGGTTTCAATGTAGGCTCCTTTGTGATTTCTTGAAATTAAGCCCTATATTTTGAATAGTAACTTGAGAACCTTGAATATTCTCAATCAGATATTGCCAGTGACTTCCCCTTAGGCCCTGATCTATTATAGCCCGTCTTGTCTGGACTTTTGTTTCATGTGGAGCAGGAACCTCATAAGGTCCATTTGTATCATCTTCCTGATCTATCGTAGCCGATACCTGTACTTCTCCATTCCCTGAATAATTCACAAAAAACTCAGGATTTGTTTTGATATTGTTAATCCCAAAGTCGTAATCACCGAGAAGAATTGAAGCAGCAATGTCAGTTCCGTTATCATCAGCCCCAGAGAGAAGATAAAGCCCACTTGCCGGGTCACATCCGATAGGCACCCCATTGAAGATACCCACCGATTCAAAGTTGTAATTCTGGTAGAAAGACACCAGTTTATTTTTCAGATTCATGACCATGACGGTGTAAGTTGCAATATCTCCATGACCGAAGATAATATTTGCAACCGGTATTTTAGCCCTTGCCGCAATATTGAACGGTGGAGAATTGCCAACAAAAATCAAACTGGCAACCGGCAAAGTTGCTTTGGCATGGATAACCAATGCCGATCCGAGAAGAATAGAAGCAACCGGCAATTTGCTTTTTGCTGCAATGGAGAATACCGTGGATGAATTGAAACTAAGAGAGGCATCAGGCAGAAGAGCAGAAGCCTTGATTTTAAAGGTATCGTTAAAAAGTATAGCTCCAACAGGAAGTTGAGCCTCTGCCTTAATCCTAAAGACAGGGGTGATATTTATCCCTATTGAGGCAACCGGCAGCAAAGCAACAGTTTTAATATTGACAGCATTAAAACTGATGCTTGCTACCGGTTTAGGTACATTTGTGGCTATTGCAAAGGCCATTTAGACCTCTTTTACAGTTCAGGGACAAGGAAAGTAGCTGTATTCACAATAGCCGGGACACCAGCAGTTACCGTGAGATTTGAACTTATTGCATCGGCACCACTCGTACCCACCGAAAATTGAACACGCCGATAAGTCGCATTTGCCGATTGATCGTCAGCACCATCCAGACGGAGCCGCATGTAACCAACAGTCCCGTTCTGTGTAGGAGTAGTCATTTGCCAGATAGTTGTCTCCTTGGTGAAGAGAGTACCAACACCCGCAGTCACTATACCTGGATATTGCCAACTCAGGCCATTTGCCGACGCTATGCCAGCCGTACCACCGGAACCGGAAGGAGTCCCGTCACCGGCCACAGTCGCCGTCATGGTTGTTACCGTTGTGGCGCAGACAATGGCGTTACGTCCCACTCCTGAACCGATAGGAGCATAGATGTAAACCACCGCACCCACAGAAGTTGCAAAGTAATTCGGATATGTATGAGCGTTGATAGTGGCCGCAACGAGAGCCGCCGTAGTGGTTAAATCAGTGGTAAAGTTGACCCCAGTTCCAAGGACTTCCACCCCACCGAGCTTGATAGTGTTGACGGACCCGGAAGAACCGCCGAGGGTGATCTTCCATTGAGCGAGAGTTTCAGCAGTCCAGGCGCTTCCACTCTTTGTCAGAGTCGCCAGGAGAGTACCACTTGCGGCTAAATTAGCGGTTGCCGGTTCAGCGCCACTCCACCAATCCAGAACGCCACCCTGAAGGTTATCCCACCATCCACCATTATTTGTTACCGCAAGGCTCATTCCGTCGCTAACTTTCATGTGTTTTCTCCTTTATGTCCAAGATATGTACTGGTTAAAGTCTCCTGATTTCCTTATGAGAGCAGCCCCACGATGACCATCAGTGAAGTTGATTTTGTTTAGAGTAAGGTTCTGCACTTGACCACCATCCGTACAAAGACAAATCCCATCCGTAGCCGTGAACATTCCTATTTTACCTGTACCACCGACCATAGAGGCATCGAAAGCTATTCCTGTACCCGCAACTGCACCACCGTCATAAGCGACACCATTTATTTGGAAGTCTTCAGGAGCACGGCCAGCCAGCCAGTAGACTTTATCCGCACCAACATAGATACCATTATCGAGAGGGAGCACCATCGTAATTGGTTTATTGAAAACGAAAGGATCATCCCTTGTATCTGCCTGTTCGATATTGTCAGCATCCGAGTAATACAGGACATTCCCAACTACATAATAAAGCCGTCTTCCGAAGAAAGCGACAATTTGAGAGGGGAGAATAGGTAATTTGAAAGTGGCAGTAGGCGTTCTGAAAGCCGAGATCACACCATTCTCCACTATAAAAAGATCAATACCGTTAGAGCACACCATCAAATAATTGACTTTTGTGTAGCTCATTGGCAAATATGGAGCCTTCAGAACACCGGGAAAGATAAACACCGTATAATCCGGCAGGAGTTGCTTAAAATAATTCCCCTCCACAAAATACCCTGATCCATTCGGATCAAAACTATGAGGAGTGCCAGAATAAATTTTACTCTTACCTTGACGAGTTGTAGCAGAAAGAGTATCCGTAATATCAAAGTTACTTATCATTGCACATTCGGCATTGGCAGAAGGTCTACCAACAACAGGACCATTCAGCCTTGCGGCATCCTGTGTATTATTTGTCCCGGCAAAACCCGTGACTTGAAACTTCATGTCAGAAGCAGATGCTCTCATAATTACCTGAAGGCCAGTCTTGTCCTTACGCCTGTATTCACTCTCATTCTACGGCTTAAATCGTCTTTGGCACTTTCTATTTTATCATTAAATTTCTTTTCGTTCAGCGCGGCCAAGTCAGGCCGTTTGGTTTCTCCATCATCCTTGGTATATGCTTCAGCAAGGATACCGTAAACCAGAAATTCGTGGTACTCTTCCCTGAAAGTAAGAATCACAGAATCATCCGGTTTAAATTCGCTTCCAACTTGAATCATTCCCAAACGTCGCAGCATAAACCTATGAACCGTCAGATTCACAGTGGGAGTCAGTAGAGTAGGGGGAGGATTTAAATTCAATTCAGGAGTAGGCCAGACCGTCAGACTATCCGTGTTCAAATCGGTTATGACAACTTTTGGAGTACCAGCACCAACACTACGCCAGTAAGAATACCTTGCGTCCATCTCCGCAACGGTCATAACCGCCATAGGTTTTATCAGTGTAGTTCCTGCAACCGGGTCTGTTATCTCTGTGATTGTGGCGGTATTGATTTCGATGATTTTTGGGGAAACAGGATAATCCGCTTGAGACTCCACCAAAGGGAGAACACATAACGGATTACCCTGTATATCAGACGCTGTTTTAGAGTCAGTAATGAGTTTACGGACACCGAGAAAGAGCTTGTCGAGCGCAGCATTGCCGTACTCCTCAAGCAATTCATAATCACTCCAGTAGTGCGTATGCCGCTTTCCCACCGTATCAAATAACCGGTGTCTGACCCTTTTTACCAAATCTGAAGCCAGCATTTATGCCTCTTCTTTATCTTCCGGTGCAGCCGGAGCCGGTTTCATGTTGTCCCATACAGCTTTGATTTCCTGGAAAGATACCTTGAAGCCAGTAATGGCCGAGACAGCCGGAACTTTCGGGTAAGGCAACGGGCCTTTACCCCAATCCGCTTCATCCATACTCGATATAGCATCCTCTATGGCCGATATGCGTTCTTCGGCGCTCATTTCCTTCTGTTCAGGAGCCGGAGACGGTATATCCGATCTTCCTTGAGGATAATTCAATTCTTCCACTCTTGCCTTTGCCGCCTCAATCCCGGTGATATGATCTATGATCTCATCAACCGGTTCATCCCCATCGGCTTCAGCCGGGATTGTCTTGATAATATCAAACTCTCCGAAGCCAGAAGGCCGAGCCGAATAAACAATCGTGGGCGTGTCTGCAATCTCTTCCTTAACTACCAACACCGATTGCCCTTTCCCTTTTTCGACATAGACCTCTCTCATGTTCGGGTCTTTTGCCAGTTCCGGCGTCCAATGCCAAAGGCGCTCATCGGGTACACCTTCTTTAACCAGTTGCAACATTCTATGCTTCGCCATTTGTCGATCTCCTTATAAACTGAAATATGAAACTACCGTGACATTGCCACCTATACCACCCGCATTGCCGGAAAGAGTACACTGAAGATACCAGGGCCATTCACCGAGAGGGATTTGACCGAGTTCAGCCGCAGTTATCGTGTCACCAATCCGGGTTATTGTGCTGGCAGGGCATGAAGCAGAAGTAAAAACTATGTATCCCATAGGGTCAACAATAGTTATAATTGCGCTTTGAGTCGTAATGCCAGTTACATCAACAATCATCTGTTTAAGCCAGCCGTTAACATCAGAAGGGACTTTGACAGTCGTTCCCGTTGCACCGAATTCAAAGACTGATACCATGTTACTCATTTTTATTCGCATATCGTAAATCCTCCTTAATTGGCTTGGCCGTTCAAGTCAAGGCCGGAATAAACAGTTCCGGCCCATCCTTCAACAGATCAAACTTATGTGGTTGTGAGAATGCGGTAAGCGACGTAAGCAACCGCCGTTCCCGCAGCGGTTCCAGGATTAGTAAACGCCCCTGAAGCCACGTTGATGTTCAGCGCCGTTGCAGTCAACGCTGAAATATCGGTTGCCGCCGCAGCCAGCGGATTAAACTGAATGACTGCATTTGAGCCTTTACCGAAACTGTTGGCATTGGATATGATACCGGTAATAGGAGTCGTACCCAACGCTATTGACACGTTGCCGCCACCAGTGTACGCAGCCGTCCCGAAGGTTATTGCCAGTGTGCAAGAAAGCAGTTCCAGATAACTGCCAGCAGCAGGAGCAGCCACAAGCTGCTTCATCGTAGTGCCTGATATGATGTTGGCCGCTGAGATGGAAACCTTGTCCACCTGGATAACGCCCGTGTCGATCTTGCCACTGGTGACTACATTCGCCATCAGCATTGCGGTAGTTATTGTATTACTTGGTGTCGCAGACTGAAGAACGAATGTGCAAGAGGTTATAGAACCAGTGTTGACGTATTTTGCGCCGGTTGTCATGTTGACGTAAGTGCAACCTACCGCATAATGCGCCTTGCCCGAAGGGGCCGTGCTTGCGCCAGCGCAATAAAAGGCATTCAGATTTAAGTCACGAAGCATGACATTAACCCCATCCTGGTTTATCGCGCCTTCCAGGACTACCTCACCAAATGTTTGGATGTTTCTTCCCATAATTTTCTCCTTGTCTATGCCGTATTTTCCCGGCCTTTAGCCGCAGGGTAAATTAGGGCTAGTTAGTGTCGTTGACGATCAACTGGACGCTTATTATCGGAGCAACAGTCATTAAAGTGATCGTTGAAAGAAGCAAGTCAACAGTACCATCAGCAGCCGCAAGGAAACCACCAGCAGCAGGATAAGTACCAGCGAGGGGAGAAAGGAACGGGCCAGCCGCCGTGAGGTCAGCAGAAGCCGCGAAGCCATTGGTAGTGCCACCGGTTATACCAAACTGACCGGTAATCGTGGTTGCTGTACCTCTGGTAAGCATCTTTACTATGATTCCTTCAATCAGCCACCCTTTGAGATAAGGGACGCATTGCACGACATCATTGGTGACGGCTGTTAAAGGCACAGTGACAGTAGCCGGAGGGGTGATAAAACTTTTACCCATGCTACGGTAAGGAACCGCAGCAGTCCCAACAACCGCAGTAGTGGTGACACCGAGAAGCATGTTGACCGGGAAGAGATAAATCCTCTTCAGAAAGTCTTTAAAATTCTTCATTGTTCTAACCTCCATTGGAGGGCCGAAGCCCCCCATTATGATTGATTGAGCCGATTATTACCGGTTCTGGTAGCAGTACAGAACGCCGAGAGCGTCAGGATAAGTCACGGACCAATCGAAGATGTTTTCTCCGCACAGACCAGCGCCGTTGACTTCCTGAAGTTCCGGGAAATATTTGACATTGGCGAGTTGCTGCACGAAGCTGATTGCCGAAATGTGGCCGAAGATCACCGGATATGCCGTGTGGCCGGAGCCGTCAGCAATCGGCGTGTAGAGGTTTGTGGAATAGAGCTTGAATTTGGCGCAAGTGCCGATCCGTCCGCCAGCCCAGGTAGATTTCATGCCGGTCATGGATTCATCCTTGTAATCCGACATATCCATGATATTTTCCATCCAGGTAGGAATGACCATCCACCGATCATCCGTAGGCCAGGATTGTTCGTCACCGACAGACTGGCAATCGCGGATTGCGTCAACCACGTTGACCTTGTTGACGCCGCGAGGCGTACCGCTTACGCCCATGTTGTAGCCGGGACCGGCGACGGTTGCAGTAGTACCAGATTTCTTACCGGCAGCAGTACCAGTATTAGCGGCAGCGGCATAGGGATAGTTGGTGGACAGGAAAAGACCATCAACGTAAATCGCGTTCTGTTGACGAGCATCCTTGGAAAGAGTCCCAAGGAAATCCTTATCCCACATTTGGGATTTATCGGCGTCGAGGATAAGACAGTCAAAGACGGTCCCACGGTTGACGGTCATGATAACCGGCGCAGAAGTAAGCTCTTGCCATTGGCGCTTCTGACCGCGCACCAGGGGGTAAATCTTGACGGTAGGAATGGTATTGATAGTTACTTGGTTGCCGAGTCCTTTCAACTCACCGGTATATTTCGTGTTGGTAATGTTGGCCGCGCAGACTGCATCATAAAACTTATCCCGGTAAATCCGAGAGAAAAGGGCCGGGATACGGGCGTCACCTGTCTGGTTTGTATAATCCACTTCACCAGGGACACCAGCAATAAGGCCAGCGGCCATAAATGCAAAAGCACTATGTCCCTGAAGGTGTGCGATTGCAGCGCACAGGATAACGAGGGCGAATATCCCCCATTTTGACTGCATGAATCTGTTGAAATTCTTCATCGTAAGGCTCCTTTTAACGGACCCTTCCTTCTAAAATTGCGTCTTGAATATCGCTTTCGATTGCGTCTATTTGAGCCTGAGTCGCTTTCAGTTTCCCGGCCTTCTTCAACGTATCGAAGCGATCTATTTCCGCTTGAGTATAGGTCCGTTTTTCAGTTTTTTGTTTGGGTAGGGTACTACCCCTACCAGTTTTACCCGGTTCAGGTATAATTTCCTCTTTATCACCGCCAGCAGCAGCCGTAGTAACAGCACCTTCTGACGCCTTGAAGAGATTGAATATTTCAGCCACTTTGACGGCGTTCCCCCGCTCATGATAAACCTTGATAGCATAATCATAGGTCATATCGGTTCCCGGAATCTGTTTGTCTAGGAAAGTAAGAAATTTCGGGTTTTGAGGGGTCTTATCGTCACCGTTGATCTTCCGCCAGTCAGGAGCGAGACTATCGAGAGCCGAATAATAGCTTCGTGTCGCAATCGCTGTTTGGCCTTCTTCCAGTTTACCCGCCTTTTCGCCGGTAGCCTTGACCTGTCCGGTTACATCAGTAAGGGCTGTTTCAAGAGAAGTGATTTTGCCCTGGAGAAATTCAATTACCTTAACAGCCGGTTCCCCCAGGTCTTTCACCATCTCTTCACGATTTGTAGTAAACACTTCAGGAACGGCAGCAGGAGCCGCAGTTGCAGCAGCCAGCTTGTTTTCCAGATCATCAACCTTCTTCTGGAGTTCAGCCATGCCAGCCTTGTTGAAATTGCCAAAGGTCGATTCAAAACGAGCATTGAGTTTCGCCAGTTCCGATTGAAGCCGAGTATTTTCCGCTTTCAACGCCGCAGCTTCAGTGTCAGTGACCGCAGTAGCAGCAGGAGTTGCATCATCGGTTTTAACTTCAATGCCAGACCCGGAAGGAATAGTGGTGTCACCTTCAGCCGAGAAAATATCTTCGATAGCAACAGACCCTACCGGAAGTTCTTTGACTTCGGCTAACCTATCTGCTTCTTTCTGGTCGTTTTCCGCTTTGATCTTGAGCAATTCTGCTTCAGCTTCTTCAGCTTCTTTCCTGATTGATTCTCTGTCCGTTCCGAGTGCCATTTGTTACTCTCCTTGGAGTGCTTTCGCTCTCTCCATAATTAGATTTGAGGTGTCTTTAGACTATCCTCATTTGTTTGGGTGCCGGGTGGCTGTCCCTTTTTTGCTGATTTTTTACTTGTTCAGGTGCAGCTTCTATAAACTGGATGATCTCCCGAAGTTCTTGAGCCTTTCCTTGGCCGCGAATCCCAGGTTCATCTATTAAGTCGATATTCACATCTAGTTGATCCGCTAATGAATCTTTGAACCATTTAATAATTTCAGGGTTATTAAGTATCAACCGTGACAAGCTATAGTTAAGTTCTTTTCCCGGCCTTATCATTAAGCGGCTCCTTGTGGCCCACCAGCAGGATTACCGGCATGGTCAAGAGTCTCCCCATTTGCCGCAGGGGGCTGTTCTCCACCTTGAGCCGGGTTAAGCGGTTGATTTGGAGATTTCTCTATCATTTCTAGGTTCGGAATCAACATCTTCACATTCATTTGAAGTGACTTTGCATTTTCGCCCAAGGCATAAGCAAGCCCCTTATCACCGACGATCCTTGTGAGAATGGGATTACGCGCAATCCTGTCAACAAATTCAGAGTGCCGTGTCGCCATTTGTTCACGCGCAGCTTGAGACTTGGTAGACCGAGCCACTACCCTTGTCGTTCCCTTGATGGAAGGATCATCGACATTCAGCATGTTCCATGTAAATAACTTGTCAATCTTGTTGTGGATTATGCCACTGTCGATATTATCAACAGCCATCTTGATATTCCGGCCAGCAGCAGACATTCTCATTGAAAGAGCCGAGGTCGTTCTTTCCCCACCAGCAGCAGTATTGGCAAAGGCCGGAACAACTGTGTCATCAGCCTGTTTGGTAAATTTATCGAAAACAGAAAGTAACTCTTGAGCGTTCAGTTTGGCCTGATACATCCGAAGTGCCGGACCTTCCTGCATCCTCTTGTTGGTAGTCATCAACTTTTTGCCGGGATAAATATCGCCATCATCCCCAGGAGCCAGCCGAGTTTCATCAATTTCCCATACTGCACCTGAAGAAGTCGCCACGTTATACATCATGTTTCTGATCGTAGCACGGGCCATATTTTCAAGACCCTTCATCAAGTCAGCAGGAGATTCACCCCACACACTATCGTTATTTTTAACGAATGAAGCGGAATCGTAAGGATTGCGTTCAAGAGGGTCAGGATTAATACGGGCCTGGAAAATGATGTTGTTAACCATCTTCACATTGACGGGATAATACGAATCTCCATCAGGAACTTTCTTTTCGCTCATTCCCCAATCACGGAGAATCTTGCCCTGGACATTACCCCAAAAGTTGATACAGTCTATTTTCCCGCCGTAAGCATCGAGTTGAGCACCGCTTACATCTTCATTCTCAAGCCATTTACGCTCATCATCAATTACTGTTGTTTCATGATGCCCTTTCGGGTATAGGGCAAGAATTTTACGGAGGGCGTCACTATCATATCCGGGTTGACCAATCAGCCGGGAAAGGTCGAGCGGATCATAATGTTCAATCTCTATGAAATCGCCGTCATTCGGATTCAGAGAATTTGGCGCAGGATAAGCATCAAAAGGATTTACCCGCCAGAAGCCGGGTACAACTTTATCTACTGCTTTATATCTTCCCGTCTTTTCATCATTTTTCAGCACTCTGATTTTATTAGGGAGTGGGCCTTTCATTACCGCAGCTTTACGCTTTGAGAAATCATCAACGCAAGCCTTGTATGCATCATCCCACCCACCTTCATGAAGTTGAGACATAATCAGCCGTTCCATATTGGTGCAGCGTTCTTCAGCAACGGCTTTCGCTTCCTCAAGAATAAGGCCGATAATTTCAGGCTCAGAAGATTCAATCATTCGTAGAACTTGATTTTCGTCGAGTTGTTGACCGGATGCTTGAGCTTGTTGCATAATCGCTTGCAGCATCTCTACTTGTTTTTGCTGAATGAGTTGATCGTGAAGCTCAGGAGGGATTTCAACAACACCATCCGGCTCAACGTCCCATGTACGATCACCGAGAGGATCAATGGTATCAAGCACCCATGAACAGCAGTCACGGCACTTGTGGTAGGTCATGCGTATTGTGTCTTCAGGAAGGCCAGCGTCTTTTATCGCGGCAAGGTGTGTAGGGTCATATTCACCTTTAACCCGGCGCTCATTGGCTAAATCTTCTTGCTCAATAACCTGTTTGGCTTGCCAATTCGTTTGCCAAACAGAACGAACATGAACGGCAAGCTGGTCATGAGGTTCAGGAATATCCATCATGTCCGGGTCAATGCCAGGGAAAATATCTTCCAAATCAACCATGCCTGATTTTTGTAGGGCTTGTTCAGCCATTATTTACCTTTTGGCTTTTTGCCGGTTGCCAGCGATTTACCAGTTATATTTTGAGCAGTCGCAGCCGCCATGCCCTTATCACCGGATTTCTTTTTGATTGCCTGATAAATTTTATCTACCTTGGTATTTTTAGGAGACACTTTAAACCCCCATGAAAAAGAAAGCCGTAGCATGGACGCTGAATAAGCGCCTACACTACGGCTCTGATTAGTTGCTTTCTCATGCCGTATCCACCCTTTTGGCTTACGGTCTTATGGCCCCCTACCCATTGTAGAGAACCATTTAAAACAAAACCGGCTAATTAAAATTAATATTAGCCGGGAATATATTCCAAAGCAACTTTTCTGTCAAGAGAAATTAACTCCCGCTACACGCGACGAGCGCGTGAGCTGTTTGTTATCCCTTTAACCCGGCCTTCTCTTCGAGCCACTTGAAAATACCGATGTCTTGTGGCCCTTCCGCGACAATGCATCTGCCGTCTTTTATCATGGCACAGAACAGACATTCTTTCCCGTCAAGGCGATAATGGTTCATTCCGACAATTCGCCATCCGTGGGCAAAAAGCAAGTCCCACGGCATAGAACCGTTTTGGCGAGATGCAGAGATAACAAGCGGATCGACCGGCCCTCTTTCCGGCAGTATTTGCCCTGTTTTCTCGAACTCGAATAATTCACCGATACCCATTGTCATCTCCTTTGCCGGTCATCCGGCTAGCCGTTAATGCACCGTCTCTTTTCTTCTCCCAGGCCAAAAATAATCCGTGAGAGGGTCTGTCACACTATCCAAAACTGATTGCAACTCATCGAGTGTTTCAGGAATCGGATTATTGAAGCGTTCCCCAAAGGAAACACCAAACTCGCATTGATCGTGGCTGATAATATGTTCCACACCGCCGTATAAGACAAAGCCCTCTTCAGGATGTTTCGCGTCACCCGGCACCCGTCGATGTTCTATCGGCCCGTAAAGCTGAAGAGTATGTTCAGTACACCACTTCTTCAGCGCGATTGTAAAAGGTATCACAAATTCATTCACTATCTGATCGTTAGGTTTTAATTTCATACAAGTTCTCCTTGGGATATAGGTTTAAAGGTAAGCCACATTCAGCACAATTATGATTTTTATCTAATTTTATTACTTTATAAGGCCACTTTTTACAAATACAAGTAATTTCTTTTACTTCCAATGCCGGGATATGAACCCCTTCCGCATTGGCGTTATTAACGATCTGTTCTATCTCATGTTTAAACTTATCTTTCACCTTCTCTTGTATCTGTTTCACTTCAGGAAGTTCTAAAACTGCATTGACAATTGACTGTGATAAAGTAGCACCCGTGCGAATAATAATTAGCCTATCATGGCCTTCAAAGGGCTTCGGCGCAATGTGCATCTTCCATAAATTGAGATTCACATCGAATTGCAAGGTAGGAATATATTCCCTTTTCACAAGTTCAGGAAGTAATTTCAATGCCATATTATCATCAGAGGCCCAATCTTTTATGCCTAAACCTCTTCTCCCAAGCCATCTAGCTATTAAAAGATTTTTTTCTTTTGAGCCTGAATTGTTTTTAGATGTTATCATATAATCGGGTTTTGTTACTGGAGTCCTTGTTACAAGCCCTGAATCTCTCATAATTATTCCTTTCAATAATATGCTTTTGATGAAGGTTTTTTTTGATTTCCACCGCGACCTTTATTATCTCCCGGACCTTTGCGTGTCCGTGTAGCATAGGGCAGAGTTTCACGGACATATTGACCAATCAACCACGACATAACCGAATCATCAAATGTTCCATTGTCAGCCCGTTCTTTGCCGTCAGCTTGCCGCTTGAAGTTCAACATCTCTTCGTAAGTCTGAGGATCGTTAATACCAGGATTACCTTCAGAAATCATCTTCTTTCCGTTATCAATCAGAGCTTGACGCTTACGATCACCCGCCCCGGTAGTCACCCACCCAAACCGTTTCCGTGGTTTATTCGGCGGTTCTTCAATCATCTCCATGTAGATGTTTGGATAATCCGCCTTGATAAGCTCCTGGATCACCTGTTGACCATGATTATTTTTCTCCGGCACAATCCAGGCTTCGTTATACCGTTTCCCTAAAGCCATAAGGAGCGCAGCATATTCCCAAGGCTCCATCTTACCGCGATAATGACAGACCTGTTCACCGGTATCATGATCCAAAACGTCAGCGGAATGGAAATCACCATGCTCAAGACCTTCCGAAACGTCAGCGTCTATAACGTAATTCCCGCTTCTGTCCGGTTCTCTCCACACCTTGATTGCGCCATCCTGTTTGGCTATAAACTGACCACTGGATAATAAGCAGTCATACCGTGCAATCGGCGGCTCACAAAGTTCCTTGAGATGCAGGATTGTCGGAACATCAAAAGCCGGTTCCCCTGAAGATATGAAAGCCTCTTGCCAACAATTCGGAAATTCCTGTGATCTCTGATTTTTATCTCCACCACAAAGGTTCTGCTTCGCCCAACGATACCACTGGATTTGTTCATCAGTGAGATTATATTTTTCTTTCCATCCCTTCTCTTCCAAAGTTACTTTAAAACCATCAGGCACAGGCCGAGCGTATTCTTTCGTTATAAACCACGGAATAAATATCCGAGAGTATTCGTTATTTTCATCGGCATCAGGATTAATCTCCATTCGCCAATGTGCAACTTGATTTTTATCTTGATAAACTTCGTATATATAACGGCAGTTTAGATAACCTTTATGAAATTCTCCACCAACACCTTTTGCCGTGCTTTCGTTCAAAACAGCCGTATTCTCATGGTCGGGCATAGCATTGTCGAGTGAGAGTAGCAAGTCTTTGACATTTTCAGAGGGCCATTTTGCGAGTTCCGAATTTGAAACTGAAAAGCTGGATACCCTAAAACTATGATCTGAATGGCACACTTCAAAATCAATTACTTCGTCACTTTCAGATTCGCTAATGTAGCGTATTTTCATCCATATCTGGTTATTTTGGTTATCAATTCTATATTTTTGAGCAGATTCCTTGTTTTCTTTTTCAAAAGCAATGCCCATTAATTCCCGGAGGCGCATACCGCAATTGCCATTAAAGGTCAATATCCATGCACTTTGACAATTTCTCCCGTAATAAACACCGCCTGTTTTATATCTTATACTCCCCCATCCCAACCCTAAAGAAGCAACTAAATCACGAACTTGATAAACGAGAGATGATCTTATACTCGTTGCAGTTATGGCGTTACTGGTATATTTATATCGACTTGGATATAACCCTTTTGATCCATCCCCTGAAAGATACCCAGTTACAAGCCCCGTACAAAATTCAACTCCGCAATTGAATATCCAATCAGGGATATGTTTACCTTCTACAGCCCCAAAATTTTCTGCTACAAATCTTGCTAGTGGGGTACTATCCAAGCAACACGTTTTTGTTTTTGAATCTTTTTTACTTTTAAATTTGGGAGTGCTTTTACAAAACTCTTTTACAGCCTCATATGCTCTTATTGCAAAAGGTTCTTCATCTTCATGTAAAGCCAATGTTATTCTGCAAGGGCCATATTTATTGACTCCTACATTGCCTTCAGCTAGATAATATCCTATAAAAAAACCTGTCTCTTTGCTAATGGGAAATTCTAATGGCCCTTTATATGAAGGACCAAATTTACTTCTATTGACTTGGAATGGTAAATTATCTATCCTTTCTGTTATATCTCTGATAGGCATTGCTAATTGATGCCAATAAGGGTCAAGTTCACCGGCTTTGACCCACCCCATATTTGTCCAAACTTTATGTTGTGGTGTCATTGTAATTGGCAACCCAAGCCAAGGCTGCACTTTTATCATTCTTTTATTGTCAGGTAAGTCTTTTGATTTAGTTATTTTTATTGCTGATATCCTTCCATAATTGCCTTGATGAGTGACAACAACATCTCCAATTTTTACATCTCTAGCAAATTTCTGTATCCCATGCTCACAAATAATTGGAGTGTCGAGAGAAAGACAACGATGCGAAATTGTTAAAGTCATACCCGATCCAAAATCCTTGGTATTAGCGGTTCCAACAATGATTGATGAATCTAAAGAGTCAGGACTTTTGGGGTTTGTAGGGTCTTTATAGTGAATAACGTGTTCGTTATCTTTTGCTTTAGGAAAAGTAAATTCAGGATGGAGATTTTCGTCAAGTCTCTTACAAATACCAAATAATGTTTCAGTAGTAGGGGGATCATGAGCTATGATACTCATGTTTTGATTCTTTGTAGGGCCAAGATAAGAGATGTTACCTTTACTATCCTCTACAAACTGTCCTTTACCCATTATCATCCAATGGCCGCGAGATTCAAACCATGTGGAAATACCTTGTTTCCTACCCTTGAGACAGTAAAGCCTTATTCTGCGTCCTGATTTTTCAATATCAGCCCAAATTTCTTCTAGTATTACTTGAACTTCATTGAGTTTGAAATAAACAAGTTCGTTTGACTTGTTTTGTACCATGTGATTATGAGCGGCAAAATAGGGATAGTCCCAATTGCATCTTTGGAAATGAAGGTCTAGAGCCTGTTGTTCTGCCGCTGTTGGTTTTGCCATGTGTTTTAACTTCCCGTTATGGCCGACAAGCGGCCAAACTCTTTGTTAAATATTGTAAGTTTCTCTCACAAACTTGATATTAATTTGTCAACCCTGTTTAACACCCTTTTAAATTTCCTCCACATCAAGCCCAAGGACTGACTTCATGAGATGAATTTTGATTCTGTACGCTCGATTCTCTTTTGTGATCTTAGATTTTACGTCCTCAACAATAACACTACCGTCAGATTTTGTGTACTGAAAATCCGCCACATACCGCAGGGCTGGTTTTTTCCTTCCGTGAAGGATAACAGACGGGGCAAGGATAAAAATAGGCTGTAAAACTAAGTTCAAAATTTGTTCAGTCTGCATCATAAACTTCAAATCAAGGTATCTACGTTCTTCTTTTGCTGAATCAAATATTATACCGTCACGTTTCACCTTCTTATTACCATACTTCTGATGTTTTTGCACAGGTTCTTGCACTTCGGGAACTTTTCTGATTTCCTTTTTTGCCGCTTTCATTGCACAACCCACCGGGCAACTCCGGCAAGTAGCATGGAGCGGGTCATAGACCCGCCCCAATTCGCAGATTTTTGAATCGTGGAGACGCATGTTACTCCTGGACCAACGTATAACCACCTTCAAACGGGCCTGGAGGAGAATAACTGGTGTACTCATCCGCTCGTCACAAATGATGCAGCGCATTTACCATCTTTCTTTATCCTTACTAACTACCTTCTTATGTAATTCCCTCTTCTCGGCAAGGTTTAAAGATTATCTGTTATTGTTACTGTTACTGCTTCTGGTTATAACATCCTTCTGGTTATATCATCGTTACAACACCGTTATAACATTGCCTAACACTGTTAACCTTTATTATATCTATTCTCCATACCTTTTTTACCAGCAGCAGACTTCTTAGCGATAAACTCATTTGCCTCATTAATAATTTTTTGGATAGCTGGATAGTCTGATTCACCCTTTTTTAATTCCTTGGCAAATTCCAGTAAGGACATATTAATCCCATCAGGTTCCGTAGCAAAATCCATTAGTTCTATAACATCAATTCGATAAAAGAAGGGCTTTGACATATTACCCCTCTGTCATTTCAGATTGTTGTATCTCCTGTAACTCGTTGATAATCGCTAAGTGTAAAACTAAGCGCACCCATGCCCCAGGCTTAATGCCTTTTCTCGCGGCTATCATATAAATTTTATCGTTATCTGATTGTGAAAGCTGGACTGGAAATTTACAGGGGAGAGGATTCTTGCCGGGCATTTTGTAGCCTCCAGAAACTAAAAATCCTCCGAAGGTGGGATAGCACCTTGGAGGATGGAAAGGATTTTACCCCTTTCTTCAACTTTTAACGCTCTATCCAGCATCGAATATTAAATTTTAAAAAAGAGGGGGAAGCCCAGGAGGGGTTTTCTTCCCCCTTAAACCAAAATGACTTGCTTTGGCAAGCCCGTGTAAACCGACTATAAACCTAGTGCTATTCAGTGTCAATCATTTTAATAATATTTTTTACAGCCTTTTCATCAGAAGCAATCTCACCTTGAAGTTGCTTGATAATCTCTGCCGAGGCCCGGTGGACAACATTATAAAAGCACATTCCACTTGTAAGAACCTTTACATGATCCTCTATCTTTATAGGTGTCCATTTGTTACTCATACCTGTCTCATGTGCATACTTTTCAGTGACTCGATTTCAATTCCTATGTAACGTCTTGTTACCTTTTCGGAACTATGTCCTAACGCCTCTGATACTTTCCAAATCTGTTCACCAGCATCAACCATAGCGCGACACCAGGTTTTCCTTAAAGTATGACTTGCAAAGTTGCCCTTTAACCCCGCACGGAAGCACCATATCTTAACCATTCCTGAAAACACCGGGACCGTCAATGGCTTACCCGTAGTTTCGGAAGGAAACAACCAATCATCATCTTTCTTGCCGACGATCAATGGAGCCACCGCAGCCTTGACAGCACCATTTAAATAGAACTCCCTGACCTTGCCCGTTTTCTTTTCTCGGCGACGGATCACATCTCCTTTTACGTCTCCCACTTCCAAAGTTAATAGGTCAGAGGCGCGGAAGGCCGTATTGATACCCACTACGAAGAGGGCAAAATTACGATAAATATTATCTTCACGCAGAAGGTTTTTTATCCGCTCGATTGCCGCCTTATCTATAATCGGTTGCACCGTGATTATAGAACCGGCAGAAGGATGATTTTTAACCTGATTTTGTTGGCGTGGTGTCATTTCTTCCTCCAGCCTACAATCGGATGTGGCGTGATCCAGATGTGCCGCATATTGGCGACGTTCACTATCTCGGAATCCCCAGGCAAAACCTCAACGGCATAACTCTCACCATAACCACATTGCCGTTTAACCTCCATAAGTTCATCCCATGAAAGATTTTCTTCCCATTGGCCGTTTTGATCCATCGTAGTACGGTTGCATGATATTCGGATTACTCCGTTTTTTTCATCGAATATTTGGGCCAGATAATAAAGAGAGAGGAAAACTGCTATCCGATTTATATCGTCATTATAAGGCCAATTCTCTTTAGAAACAGGAGTCAGAGTAAGAAACCTTTTATCGTTTTCTTTTTGCAGTTTTCTCCGCATAAGTTTAAGTTCTGAAGGTCGCTTCATTCCCTAACCTCCCCGTCATCTTCAAACCGGCAGTCAGCAGCCTTCTCCACGAAGATGCAAGTCCGGCACGGTTCTTGTCCTTTATGAATTGCCTTATGTAAACAGCAATAACAAAGGTGCTCTTTACCTAGATGCTCGATCACAAGGCACATGGTTATTTCCCCCTCTCCTTCCTCTTGTTGCTGTCGGCCATCAGCCCTCTTAGCTGCAAAATGGCGCGCCCCGGATGATGCTAAGTGGGTGCAAGGCGGGTGTGCTATCATCAGGTCAAAGCCGCCCCCCTGTTCAATTAAATCTTCAACAGGCCCTTGGTAGTGATAAGGAGAATTGTCATCGGAAGGGAGAATGTCACACGAAATGACATCATGCCCTTTTGCCTCAAAAGCACGTCGCACTACTCCTGAGAATTCGCAGGCCACCAGTATTCTCATCATCCCCTCCACGCTTCCGTCTTCTGCAAGAGTAAGACATATAGTTGTTTACCACGACCACGACCACGACCCCGACCGCGACCCCGACCGCGACCACGACCGCGACCGCGACCGCGACCCCGACCGCGACCACGACCGCGACCGCGACCACGACCCCGACCGCGACCCCGACCCCAACCCCGACCCCGACCGCGACCACAACCGCGACCCCGACCCCGACCACAACCGCGACCACGACCCCGACCCCGACCCCGACCCCGACCGCGACCCCGACCCCGACATATCAAACCCTGCTCTCATAACTGCGGCGTTCATTTTTGGCTCCGGGGTGCAACTTTAATTTTAACAGCATCAACAATACTGCCACGGCCAATTATAACTTTCCCTTCAGGAAAAGGCTCGACTTCCCCAAACTCCGCTTTCTCTATAGCTTGTGCGAATCGGCCAGTATCGGCAATCCAAGCGGCCTCCTCCAACACCAATTCCTGCGAAGTCACGGCCACAAGAATGCCTGTGTCGATCATCGTCACAGTACGGATCATATAACACGCCCCGATTTCCCAAGGTGAATCATTGCAAGGGGCTGATTGTGAGTTGAACATCTTAGCCAATTCCTTAACTTCGCCGATTGTCAGATCATCCAGTTTCATACATCCTCCTTTTTATTTGTCTTCTCTATAACCCCGAACCAAGAGGCGACTATCACTTCCCCTTATCATTCCTAGCTATAACCAAGTGGATACCTTCTATAACCAGTTCTCGCATTGTTACTCTTTTGCGAGCCGCCATAATCTTTAATTCCATCATTAAATTATCATCAATCCCTTTAATATTTAAGACGCTACCGGTGTCTGGTTTGTCCATAGGGATACTTTCACCATTCCTTTTCAGTTCTCCATGCAAAAACTTATGGCAACTTTTACAAAACCAGTTAATATCTTTGGGATTTGTGTAATCATTATGGTGGCATTCAACAAATTTACCAGAACCACATTTCTCACAAAAATCCTTTTTCTTAATTTCTCCAGTCTCAATTAAATGGATTGTTATTGAACGACATTCTTGACGAGTCATATTTACTCCAATATTTAAATATAATAAAAATAATAAATAAAACTTTCATGATTGTCAACCCCTTTATTCCAAAATCTAAAAAAATTATTTCCGGGAAGGAAAACCACAGAAGTCAAAGTTACTTTGGACAGGTACTCCTATAAGGAGGCAATGGTGAAGTTGTGAGTGTGATACTCAGTGGATGTTACATAGGGGAAGGGTGGGGGTGCCGGAGGAGGTCCGGGCATCCCCCCCGATCACCCCCAGGTAAGTAGGTAAGTATAATCCGCCATAAACATCCGAATCCTGCCGAGAACAGGATGATTCTATAACGGATTGCATGAAAGATGTTAGAGGGAGGAGAGGGGAGCCAGGGGCCACGGTCAGCAGCCACCTGGAGACGGCCAGAACAGCCACCGCATTAACTAAGGTAAGAAGTTAATCATGTATCTATTTAATCTGTTTAACTATGTGCCTAAACTCTGCCGGAATCTCCACCGGAGCACCCGTTAAACGCTTGATCCGATCCGCCATAGTTTCAATTACAATGTCACCCTGGACTAGAACCTTGTCACCGAAGTAAGAGCGATTATGGAACTTTGCCAATTCCAGGCGGGTTTTTGATCGAATCTCAGCGGATCGAACTTGCGTCAGGTCAAGTGAATTCTTACTATGATCGACTATATCCAAAGACTGATCCGCCAGGGAATGAGCCGAGCGCCGCCGTGCCCGTGCAAGAGCTTCGGAGAATTCGGGCAACGCCGCTTCCCAGTCATATATTGTGCTTATATGTGGCATGGCTAAAGGCTTACAAATACTAGTTAAAGTCTCCCCTGACTCTAACCTTTGGCATATATCGGCAGCGAGGAGAGCGGAGTATTTTGACGGCCTACCGGACATTTTAAGCCTAGTACCCCTTGCTTTTTCCAGGTCTTCAACGGTTACTATTGGAACTTTTGAGCCGTTTATTTTTAATGCCATGATTAGAACTTATAGACCTTATAAATCATATAGTCAAGAGCTTGTTATACTAAACGGCTTACCTATAGTCCGTTCACTAAGAAAACAGTTTATCGAATTGTTTAATTCTATAGACCTCTGAAACGCTCGGATCATTCTTTAAATCATTGAAAAATGGCTTGTAATCCGTAATTTCCTTAAAGTCGCCATTCTGATAAACAACGATTCTTTTCACCTTCCGCCACTTCCGCACCTTCCGATGATGTACTTTACCATGACATGACTGGCAGAGCACCCTTAAATCCGTTACAGGCTCATCCCGCCACTTATAAGTATATCTTAGGTGATGGACAAGCAACATGAAGTTATCACCACACTCTTGACACTTGTTACCGGCCAACTTCAATGCTTTTAACCTTAAATCCTTCCATCTTTGACTCTGAAGATAACGCCGATACTCAGGAGATATTTTCTTTTTACCGATCATAATAAATTACCACCTTCCGCTTTTAGTTCAGCATGATATACCTTGTTTTACCTCTTTGCAATGACCATTTACGTCACTTTTCCCAAAATTGTCACCGGAAACTGACAAAAATAGTTACTTTGGTTATTCGGCCTGAACAGCCCGGCAGCGGCCATTTATCCTTTACCCTGCAATTACCGATACTTATCTTTTTAATCATTCTATAACCAATTCTGGCAAGACGATTGCATTATATCTAAGTAACATAGCGGCGAAGGAGGGGAGGACAAGAGCCGAGGACCGAAACAGGACGCCACC